TGATGGCGCGTTCTTGGGATGTTTCAGATCCGGACCATCCGGAAGTTCCGGCATACGGCAAAAACGGTAATTCAACAAGTTCCATCACGCCACCGGCCCAAATTCGCTTTTGTAAAGATCTTTAGCACCAACACACGTCCAACAAGTGTGGTTTACACAATCACACGCCAACGCTGTTCTTAACGTCCGGCAAATAATGATGTACCGGTTCCGGATCCGGTCAAGATCTTCCGTCAATTGGCTAAACGTTCTCAAATCGCTTTGAAGTAACGCCAATTCTTCAGATAACGCGTCAAGTGTGGCGCTTAGGTTTGGTTGGTTCATTGTCGGGTTCCTTCCGTAGTGTTCGGGCTACAACCGTCACAATAACTATGGCGGCTAGGTAATACAAGGATGTTCTAATTAGAGTCCCCATGGCCGCCATCCGGATCCCTGCCAAAGCTTCAACGCAAAAGCCAAATTAGGTTTTGGTTTAAACATGTCCGTTTCCCAATCCCATCCCATCACGGCCACAAATTCGCGGTGAATTTGGTTGATTTGGGTTAAACCGTTGTCATGGCCGTTGGTGGCTTTTGGGTCACATCTTGATTCACGCCACATCACACGGTCCAACGTTGGGAGATCTGCCGGATCCCAACCAACGGAAACGGCCAAATTCCACCATTTTGGGCATTGTGCCCAATCGGGCGCCACAATCGTTTCAACCGTTTTGACGGTGGTTGGTGTCGGAATTGGCTTTGGGACGCTTGTAGGGCCTTGTAGGGCCTTCTCCGTGGATTCTACGTTCAACGGTTCGGCGCGTTGTGGTGGTGTTGTTTCGCCGCTACACGGACCTATCAAAACAACAAAAATGGCAATTACGCCGGCGGTTAAATACTTCATGGCCATCCTTTTGGGTTGGTTAGTCGGGTCTGAAGATTTTAGTGGGTTGGTTTATTGGTTTGGGAACAATCCGGCTAAAACGCTTGACATGTAAGGCGTGTAGGTGTCGCCATAGCCATAGGTTAGGTGCCAAGGTTCCCAATAGGCGGATGATGGTTGTGCTTCCCATCCAAAGCCGTAACGCGCCGCGTTGATCCTTAACCATTCCAATTTGGGTCCGCTGGCGTTGGCTACGTCAATAGACATTCCCCAACCATGTGGGGATTCTCCCGGACGTGCCACGGGTGACATTCGAGCGCGTAACCACCAATAACGGAACCGCCAAGCTTTACGGATTTCCGGAACACGTCCCGTTGGTCCATCTGTAGTCATGCGTTCATACCACAACGCCACTTGACGTTCATAGGTCCTATAGGTGCCAACGTTGTTTAATTCGTGGCCGGCTTTTTTGGCGTCCAAATACATGAAATTAAAAGCCACCGCCGCGTTCCTGTAAAGGATCCCACCGCCATAAACCGGAACAAGAAGATCCGTGTTCAATTGGCCGTTTCCTTGAAGTTTCAAAGCCAACGGAACCTTTGGGTATTGGGTCGGGTATGTGGTCATTCTTTGGGTCCAAACATTCCGGACGTATCTTGGCGTTTCATAGCGCCAACACCGTTCCCAACGCTGTAACCGGTGATCATGCCAATAATTCCCATTCCGCCGGTTTCATCAATTTTGCCCAATGCCATTAACACGGTGACACAAATAAGCGCCACTAACGCAATAAGCGCCTTGGAAGGATTTTGGATTCTCATGCCGATATTTCAAAAACGGTAATGGTTGAATCTGACGTCCCTAAAGCTTGTGTTCCTACGCTGGCTAGGTTGGCGCTCGATCTGCCGCGGACCTTGTAGGTTCTTAACGCGGTTGTTGCCGGACTATCCAAATAGGTCAAAACAATGGTTCCGGCGTTTGTCGCGGTTGTGGCCGTGTTGAAGTTTGATGACGCCGTGTAAATCGTGGTTGTTCCGCGGCGAATTTCAACGTCTAATGATGTGTTGTTAGTTGATTTGAACGCGCCGGCAAGGCTTACAACAACAAAAATTTTGGATGATGTGGCTTGTGGCGTAATGTCCACGGTTACGCCGGTTATGTCCGTGTACGTGGACGTGTTGTTGGTCCACGCCGTTGAACTAGTGGCGGACACCACTTGAAGAACACGGAACGCGCCGCGGATATCGTTGGCCCAAGTTGATGTGGCGTTTTGTCCTACGGTTTGACTTGCCGGAAGGTTGGTTGGTGTTGCCATGTTAAAAGTTCCATTTGTTGTTGTCCCACGTGTTGTAGGGCGCCGGTGATGTCCATTTTAGATAATTGTTCAGATCTTGTGGGGATAGGAAAAACGTGATCCGTGTGTTCTCCGGTGTGGAAGTAATCGTGGATCCTTCAATGACGGTGTTGTAAACGGTGCCACGGAACGTTATTTGACACTCCATGGCTATTTGGTTGCCCCACGCCAAAGCTTCTTGGAATCGGTCTTGGCTGGTGCCGGTGTCGGGTTGGTTGGCCCAACTAGCCGTGATAGCGGTTGGCGCGGACGTCTTTGAAGATAATTGGTTCAAATAATATTCGCTTAGGGAATCCGCTTGGGTTGTTGAATAATCGTAAGTGTTCACACTTAGTGAGTACCACGGCGCGGAACCGCTGTTGTTGGTTTGGGCGGCTAAACCTAAAGGTTCCACGGTGACGCGCGTGTAATAGTTTTCCGCGGTTGATCTGAATTCGATTCCGTCATATTTCATGGCGTTGGTGCCGGTGGTGTTAAATACGTGTTCGCTGTACCCAATGCCGTTATTGAAATCATTTCGGCCAAACCATTCCAAAGCGCCGTTTGTTTCGCTAATTCTTCCAACTTCGGTTAAAGCCAAAGTGTTAGCGAACGTCAAAGCGTTTTCCGTCACGGTTTGGGCCACGGCTATTGATCCGGAATTATTAATGGCGGACGGAACGTTCACTTGATCACACATCAAACCAAATTGATCACCGGTCAAACCTTGGGCCAACACAAAACTTCTAAGGTTTCGCCGGCCTAATAAAGCCAAATTGCCTTCACACGAGATTTCCGCTTCATCCATGGACGGGATTAGGCCATAGTTAATTTTGACGTCCGTGATTGTGCCGCTAAAAACGGTGAACGCGCCAACGTTGGTTAATTCAATGTCATCCCCCATTTTTGGCGCGGTGGTCCATGCGTCAATGTCGCGGACAATGATTGAACATCTAGCGGCGTTGAATGGGTCCACAATCCATTGGCGTCCGCGTTGAATTGTGAAGCTTTGAACGTTGCCAAGGTTTGTTGAGCCGGCCCCAAATGCCGCCGTAAAATCTAAAAGCGCCATGGTTAGGCACTAACGCGAATTGGGACGGATCCGTTGGTTTTCATGTATCGCCTAAGCGCGTCCACAACGGCGTTGGGATCTCCACCGTTTACGTGGATGGTGATGTTGTTTCCCATGCCATTGGCGCGATTTAACGGGACTACGGCTTCCGGTCCTGCTTCACCAATCAACGCCAACGTTGGCGCCGTGACAATTCCGCCGTTGGCAAGTTTGGGAATGTCCGGAACGTCAAAACCTTTTCCACCTAGTCCGGGGACCCATGACGGAAATTTGAATGACAATTTGCCAAGCGTGTTGTTCCACACGTCCGCGATTGTGTTAAAAACGCCTTTCCAAACACCAAGGATCAGATCAACATATTTCTTAAAGAAATCATAGACACCGGTGACACCGGTTTTCACGGCGCCAAATACGGCGTCCACAACGTTCCTAAAGCCTTCAAATTTGTTGTACGCCAACACCAAAACACCAATGATGGCAAGGATGGCAAGAGTTACAAGAACAATTGGGTTGGCGGCCATGATGGCGTTGAAAACGGCTTGAACCGCGGAAAACGCTTTGGTTACTGCCGTCCAAATTTTTAGCGCCGTGTTCACCGCGATAATAGAAACCGCTAAACCGCCAACCACCGCGCCAAGGATCACAAGAAGATCCGTGTTCTTCCCTGCCCAATCCGCAAATGACGCCAAATAGGGAAGAAGCTTGTCAATGATTGGTAACAATGCGGCGCCAATGGATTCTTTGGCTTCATTGATGGCGTTGCCAAATATTTTCATTTTGCCGGCGGCGGTTTCCGCGGCTTTCTTTTGAGAACCACCAAATTGTTTCGTTAGGGCCGCGTTTACTTCTTCCATGGACGCGCCGTTTTCAACCATGTTTGCTAATGCCGGTGACAATTTCTTTAGTGCGCTGGTGTTGCCGGCGTAGGCTTTGGCTAAAGCTTTGGACACGGATTCAACGGATTGGCCGGTGGCCGCCGATACATCTAATGCGATTCCTAAGCCTTCTTGGGCGGCTTCAACGGATCCGGTGGCGCGCGCAAGGTTAGCCATAGCCGGCCTAAGTTGGTCATCTGCTACACCGGACGCCAAAGTTAGTTGGGAGATAAAAGCTTCTACGCCGGTTACTTGTTCGGCGGTGGCTTTGGTGGTTTTTTGAAGCGTGTTGGCTAATACGGCTTGCGCTTGTTGATCTTCCATGGCGGCTTTAACGGCCACACCGGCGGCGGCGCCTAAACCGACTAAAGCCGCGCCGGACGCTTTAGCGGCTTTACCTAAAACAAATTTGGCTTTGGCGCCGGCCCCTTCGAGACGTTTAAATTCTGCTACGGCTTTGTCAATGCCCTGTGGCTTGAATTCGCTAATGATGGGGATGGTTATGGCCATAGGTCTATTTTGTCACCATTTTTTGATTTGTGGCGGACATTACCTTTTCAAGCGCGTCATACATTTCTTTTGAGACGGCCACCAAAGCGCCTTCCGCCGTTTCCCACATTAAACGTCCGGGTTTCCCTAGTTTCAGATCAAGGTTCCGTGTAAACGCGTTTGTGGTTTTAGTGCCGGCAAATTCCACAATGGATCCCCAAGGATCACGTTGGCGGATCGAAATAACGCTTGTGGATTTTTTCTTGGTGCTTATGGAAACGCCTACCCCTTTAAAGGCCGCATAGCGTGAATAACCTTGAATAATTACCCTGCCGCGATAGTTCCAATCACGGACCATTCCGGACAAAATTGTTTCCGGATAAGAGTTCTTTAGCGGATCCGTGATGGGTTTGGCTATGTTTTTGACGTCTTTGGTGAATTGTTTTCGTGCTTCCGGATCCACGTTTTTCAATGCTTTGATGGCGTCCTGTGCGCCGTAAACGGAAACGTTGGTGGTCACCGTCATTTTTTGTTTCTCTCATTAAGCATTTGAATCACCGTGGAAAGATCGTTGATGTCAAATTCTACATTGGGCGGATACCAACCGGTTTCCACTAACACGGCGGCTAGGGCGTGTCGGTATCCGCCGCGGTAGGGCGTGGATCTAGTTCTTCCACAACGTCAATGGACACAAGCCGTTTCACAAAATCGTCAAACACCGGTGGAATAACCACGTTGCCTTGAAGCTTGATCGTTACATAAGCCAAATAGGCCAAATCTTCTACACCAATTCCGGATGTGGCAATTTCTGACGCGCGGCGTTTAAATTTGCGTTCCCATTCCACAACGGAATAAAGCGTGGTTGTAACCTCGAACGGTCCTTCGCCTAGGTCACATTTCAACGTGATTTTCATAGATCTTCTTTCTAGTCGGGATCAAAATTTGATCACTTGTTAATCAAGATACATCTTCAGAATAAACGCCGCCGTGGAACGTTACGGTGATGACGCTTAATTCTCCCAAAGTGAACACGTGTGGCAATTCTTGAAGATAGGTTCCGGTCAATGTCATTCCGGGGTTTGTGGCGCTATCGGCGCCGGTGGCCGGCTTAAGAATGACGGTGGTGGATGTGCCAACAAGGCTTTTCAATGTGGCGTAAGTTTCACTAGCCGCGTAGGACATGTAAAGTTCAAGTTCCAACGTGTGATCACCAAGGCCGGACACAAACTTTCTTGATGTGTCACCAAACGCCGTTGATTCCAATTCGGAATAATTGACGGTTAGCGTGGCGGATCGGCATTGGTCCGATAGGTCCACCGCGTTCACGGTAACTACCGGATTGGAAAGAAGTGTTGAAGTGGCCATGTCTAGTTCTCCTTATTGGTCTTGGTTTTTATTGTGGCAGATTTTGAAGCTTTGGGCGTGGATTCGATTTCAACCAAGAAACCGCCGGCTATCAACGCGGCCACGTTCACACCATCTGTTGGAACATACGGATCCCCTACAACGCCTAGGCGCGGCGAATTGACACGGTATTTCATGCGGTTTGTCCTTGAATGTTGATGTTTAGCGAATAGGACGGATATTCAACGGATCCAATGGTGGTGACGGTTGGTTGGCCGCCGGTGACGCCAACCTTTTGATTGACCATTTTGGACGCAATAGCCAACATGTTCCGCAACGCGTCAAGGTTGGATGGCCCCAAGCTTAGGATCACACACGGAAACGTCATTTTGACAACGTTGTAGTTAAACGCCTCGAACGTTGGCGCGTCTAAAAAAATGCATGGTGGGTTGATGTTTCTTGGGTCTGTAAACACGTTTACGCCGGTGATGGCGGCCAATGCGGCGGCTAAATCATCTAGCGTTTCGTTGAGAACGTCCGTGTATGCCATTAGGCCACCGCTGGCCGGTCAATACCCAACAATTGTTTAATGGTTGGCGTTATTCCTACGGTTGGCGCTGTTCCCATATCTGAGAATGACGCAAATTGATCAATGGATCCACGTAAACGGAAATAGGCGCCACCTAGTTGGACGGTGCCTAGGAACACGTCACCGGATGGAACCACGGACAAACTATCTAAATAGCCGGATTCGACACGGCGCCGGAACGCTACTTGGCAAGCGGCGGACGCGCACCAATTCAAAAATTGGGCGTCATCAACGGACACCGTTGGGATTCCCAACCAATCTTGAATGTCATCCGCGTCAATCCATGTGCAAACCGGCGCGTATGTGATAGTTCCAACCGGATCCGCGGCGGATCTCAATAGGTCATCACCGGCGTCTTGGAAAAGGATTTGATTGGGGATTGGGTCCGTAGTGTTGAAAACCAAATCCCCTTCATCATCTACACCGGTGAAACGGTATTGGGGCAACGCGTAAACGGTATGTGTTCCGTTTAAGCCGTGTCCAAGGCCGCTTAGCGTGAATGACGCGCCTACTTCAATGTCTAGGTTGGTCATCAGTTGGACCACGCCATAGTTGGCGGTTCTTTGGTGAATGATGACGGTTGATGTTGCCATAACGGCGGTGTTTAGATCTTAAAGCTTTACGCCTGTGGGATCTTCATGAATTGGTTGGCGTCAATCATCTTTGGCGCAAAGTAGCCGCGGAACGCGATTGTGCGTGACAACGTTGAAGGGTTGTCAATTGAAATTGATCCCTTTTGGGTTTCGTACACGCGGAAAGCTCCGGTGGCGGCGGCGCCAACAATGGTGGTTTTGGCCGCAAAGTTTGTGTCCACTACGAGACGCAAACCAAAAACAACCGTGTCACGTGATCCGGGGTTCATGCTTCCAAACGCGTTCATTGGTCCGGCCTGTGGGAAAAGCGGCCTATCTGCCGTATCGGAAAGTTGGCCCAATTGCGCGAATACGTCACCGGACACAAACAAGTGATCCGGTAGATAGTTGCCGTTTGAAAGGATGGTGTTGGCGCATGCGTAGATTTTCGCCAACCAATCCGCCGGATCTGTGGTGGCTACGTTGCCGGTTGTTTGTGAAGTACCGGAAAGAAGCGCGTCCGCGGCGGCGTTGTCGGTAGCCAACGCATATTTTTTTGCCATATCTTCGAGAAGGCCATTTAGCACTTCCGGCGAACTCCAATCAATTGAAGCTTCCGAGACTTCCACGTAGCCGCCGTAAATGTCCTTGGTTACTTGAATGTCATCCACAACGTATTGGCCGGCGGTGATGGTGGTGTTCTGTGTCGCTGGCCCACCAATGGATGTGTGGGTTGTGATCTTTGGAACAATGAACACTTTTCCGGACTGTGGCATGGCGCGAACACCAATGGCGTCACACACCGGACGCAATCCTTGGATCCCTGAATAAATCGGGGCCACAATTGGTAATGGAAGGATGCCATCAAGATCCGTGGTGGTCACGTCCGGCGCGGCGGCTTTCAGGTTCGCGTTGAAGTTCGCGGCGTAGGATCCGCCTTGAAGTTGTGCGCTTATCCATTCGCCGGCGCTAGGAAGTTTGAAATTGGGTTTTGGCTGTGCGTATAGCGGCGCGCTCGATACGGCGGCGGCTTCTACGGTTTCGGGTGCTGGCGTTGCTTCCATTGGTTCATTCTCCATTTCTGAATGTTCTTCTTCTTCATTTAACACCACAACCGGATCCGTTTGTGGGATTTCCGCTTGTGCCGCAACTTTTGTGATTACGGATTCTTGAAACGCGGCGATTGGAACAAGGCTTATTTCGGTCCAATCGGCGGCTTCAATAATCATCCGGCCTTCATTGTCATAGGTGAATTTGGTTGGATTTACGCCAACGGAAACGGCCATGACGCCATCTTGGGCCAAAGCCAAAGCCAAATCACCGTCCGGAACGTTGGAAATTTTGAGATCTGCCACCATGGCGGTTCCCATGTCCACGCGTGACGCCACAATTCCCACCGGTCTAGTTGGGTCGTGGTATAGGAACACTTTTGGCGCCGGTCCCGTTTCCGGTAACGCGCCGGCTTTGAAAAGAATTTCCGTCCCATCCGACACGCGCGCAAATGTGTCATACGGTGCCGCTATTGC